CACTCACAAAAAAACGAGGTATCACTTATCGGGATGTCGTCACAGGGAAACTCATCAACAATAAACGTCTATTAGTTGCGAGTAAAGAGTTTCTCATTGAGGATATCTATCTCATGCAGAAACTCAGACTTCGCCCAGAGAAAAAGGAGAAAGATCGTCAGAGACTCGTTCGCTTAGCACAGCTTATTGATAAGAAAATTAGTGCTTCGAGTTCCATGGAGAATGTATTTAAATCTATATCTCCCAAAATCAAGACAAAAGGGAGAATGAATTCGAAATCTACTAGTGTATCTCTCGGTGCGGCTATGAAATTAGATCCATATAAATATAAAAAATTCACAACAAAACCCTCTAGTGAAAAACTATCTAAACAATTTGTGCATGGTCTTAAACCTGTCGTGAAAAATACAAAGGTAAATGGATATAATAAATCCTCAGGAAATAAGCGTTTTAATACCAAAACATTGAAATGGGAAAACGTAAATAACATCAAGTATGTGAAAAATGAGTACCCATTACGACCAATAAATGCGAAAGCATTACCCAAAAACTTGAATGTCACCAAGACGTTATATGGGTACAACCCCAAACGAAATGCATGGGTACCGAAAGAGTTACTCAATAAAGCCGCAGCTATACCATTTGTTGGTTTAAAGAAATGAGACACAATAAATCTATAAATGATCTACAACGCTCCAGCCAAAGGTGATGATGGTCTCTATTTCGTAAAGGCGCTCAACGATGATAAGCGTAAGTCCCTTATTCAATTGAATGGAGTCAAAATTGCGGATGTCTCAGGGGAAGTTGTAATGGATGCCGTATCCGAATTGAACATTGCAAAGATCGTTGATTTTGATACACGCAATCTGGAAGCTGCATATGAAAAATGCTCAGAATGGTTTGGTAAGCAACTTTCTGAAAATGTAATCAAGAGTGCTTACACTCCTAGCTTGAAAGATGATCAGGTCACAGGCGATCATCTCGATGGTGTGACCAAGGTTTTCAATGCACAACAGGAGGTTGCAGAATTCGAATCTGTCCAGCCCGGTAAGAATTGTGATGTTATCCTAGAATTTGCCGGTCTTTGGTTTGCCAAAAAGGCTTTTGGTCCAACTTGGAATGTTGTCCAGGTCAGGGTCCATGATGACCCGACCATTGACATTTATCCAGATGGGTATGCATTTGTCGATGAGATTGACCAATAAAAAAAACTCTTATACTATATAAAAGATAATGAAGGGTCGCAACCAGAACATCCTCATGTTGGTGGCCGTCGCTGCTTTGATTTTCCTCCTCTTTAACATGAACACCAAATCAGGATACGCCATCGTCGAGCGTGAATATGCGCCTCTCGGTATGGCTCCCACTGCGGCGGGTCCTACTGCCGGCCCTGTAACCGCCCCATCGGTCTCTGTATGCGGTGGTATGAACAAGGGTACCGGTCTCGCGTCATCCCTCCTCCCCCGTGAGATTGCCTCAGCTGAAGACTTTGGACAGTTTGCCCCAGAAGACATTCTGAAGGGACAAAACTTCCTCGAACCCCGCAAACAAATTGGCTTCCCCGAAACTGTCGGTGGTGCTCTCCGTAACGCGAACCAACAGATTCGCAAGGACCCCCCTAACTCTAAGGAACCTTTTGTGTGGAACAACTCCACCATCGTTCCCGATCTCATGCAGCGTGGTCTCTGTGCTTAAAGATTAGGTGTATATAGTATTAAATAATGAGTTCTGTTTCTAGTGACCTTTCCGAAAGTGTTGCTAAACTTGTGGAGCTTACCAAACAACTCACGGAAGCGAAATCTGATATTAAGGTTCTTACTCAGGAGGAAAAACGTCTAAAAGAGTCTGTGAAGAAGCATATGGTTGGTCAGGGTATTGATACCATTAACCTCAGGAAAGGTAAAATTAGTATCCGTAAATCAGTCAGGAAAGGTAGTATGAATAAGGATGCGATTAAGGAAGGATTACTCACATTTTTTAGTGGAGATGAGACCAAAGTTGAAGGCGCTTTAAATGCGATACAAGATGGGCTTAAAGTCAAGGAATCAACCTCTCTCTCATTAACTGGCATAAAGGATAAAACCGAAAAAGAAGATAAGTAACTAACCATGGTCTGGAGCCAATACGTATACGAAGCGAACACCGGTTTTGATGCCGATGTGAGCGATGATGATGAATTTAACAATGAACACACTCCTCTGAATATCGAAGACTGGGAAGTCGAATACTCAGATGAATTACACATGATGTGGGATACCATCAGGACACTCCTGTATGATGCAAGAGTTGAACACTCAGGGGAATTTTGCGACTTTGTGGAGTTTTGCTATACTGAGCATAACCCATATATTGAACATTCACATGATGACGAGAACGAGACACTCTATTATATATGGCGACACATCAGGCGAATTATAAATAACAACGATCTTCATGAATATATGATGCGAGGTGCATCCTATTACCATTTCGCAGAATTCATGAAAAAATATATATGCTTATATTAAAATGCTGCCCGATATCACTTCCCAGAAAGTTGCCATCCCTGCCGCCCTTTTTCTCGCACTCAGCCCAGGTGTACTCGTCACCACCGCTGGCAAAAACGTCAAGTTCATGAACCGCAAGACTGCCCCACCCGCCGTGTTCTTCCACGCGCTCGTGTTCTTCTTGGTGTACAGTCTCGTCGCCAAGGCGTTGGGTATCGTACTCACCAAGACCGATCTGCTCGTGGCCACTTCCCTCTTCTTGGCCCTCAGTCCAGGTCTTCTCTTGACCCTCCCCCCAGGTTCGGGTGGTGTGGTTCGATCGGGTCAGACCAGCCTCCCCGCTGCCTTGACCCACTCGATCGTCTTCGCGGTGGTGTTTGCGCTTTTGCGTCGCCAATTTCCTCAGTTCTATTAAGTAAGGAGATGAAGTATCTCGTACTTGGACCAGCGTCTATGGGTATTTTTTCACTCATTGGTGCTCTAAAAGCACGTGAAACTGCACTCGCAGATGTACGAGAAATTTCTGGTTCATCAGCTGGTGCAATATTGGCTCTATTTCTGGCATTGGGGATGTCAGTCGATGAAATACTCGATCTATCACTTTCTTTGGATATCCCCACTTTTGTTAAAATACGTCTGGGTTCATTTTTTAACAAATTTGGTTTTGTTGATATGGGTCCGATACGTAAAAAATTGATTGATATTTGTGGGAGTGATCCAACGTTTAGTGATTTGGATATGAAAATTTATGTATCTGCATTTTGTCTGAACACTTCGGAAACTGTTTATTTCTCTAAAGATTCACATCCAGATATGAAGGTAATAGATGCGGTATGTATGAGCATGGCTGTACCATTTATATTCGCATGTGGTTCCTATGAAAATAGAACATACGTAGATGGAGGTGTAAAAGAGGAGTTTCCACTCACACCATTTTTAGATAAAAAACCACATGAAATCACATGTATGAAAATCAAAATGGATCGTATTTATCAGGATACGATCGATACACCCAAACAATTTGTAGATACGATTATTCGATCTGCACTATCAAATCGAGTGGTATGCGACATGCCAATTGAGATTATAGAAACTAATGTAGGAGATATAAATGTATTTGATTTTAGCATGGATTATGAACAGAAGGTGAAATTGTATACAATCGGATACACAACATAACACTTTTTTTATCAGTTTATTATATATGATTGAGGCGTGCGATCCCGACGCCAATATAGATGACTTGCGGGCACTTATTAAGTTGAACACAGGCCAAGATATTAAACTGACAAAAAAACAAATATGTCAAGTCTACGATGAAATTAAAGCGGATAAGTTACCCTTACCCCCACTCATCATGAACTCCACGAAAACATACCTAATCGATAAGAATTCACCACTTAAACCGAACGACTATGATATTTTATTCGATTCATCATCGAAACGTAATGAAATCAAGAAAGTTGCTCGTAAAGTTGGTCTCAAACAATTGGATCAAATGACGAAAAGTCAGATGATTGATTCTATCGGTAAGCGATTACGTTACATGAAAGTATATGAACCAGTGAAGATTGGTAGAAGACATGTAACGAAAACGTTCAACAACACAGCAGTGAACACTAACACAGCAGTGGAAAACGTTAATGCGTTGAAGACCAACAACACAGCAGTGAACACTAACACAGCAGTGGAAAACGTTAATGCGTTGAAGACCAATAACAACGTTAATGCGTTGAAGACCAACAACAACGTTAATGCGTTGAAGACCAACAACAACGTTAATGCGTTGAAGACCAACAACAACGTTAATGCGTTGAAGACCAATACCAATACATTTAGGACCGAAACTCCTAAATCACGAGTTAACTTTCCAAAGGGTAGTTTATTCATGAAAGGTCAAACACCAAAATTTCTCAAGGGTCAAGTGAGCGCTGTGAAAAAATTCAATACACCCAGACCTGAATCACGGGTTAACTTTCCCAGGGGTAGTTTATTCAACAAAGGTCGATCACAAGAGACTCGTAAAAGATCTGGTATTGGTAGATTTTTCGGAATTGGAAAGTCAAAATCAAAAAATCGTATTACTATCACCAACCGGAAACGGGAGTTTATGAATATGATCGCAAATGTAAAACTTTCAGATGACGATAAAAGGGGTCTTCAACGGCTTATCAATAGTAAAACCAATTTGAACTCTCTGAAAACCCGAGCCATTAAACTTTATGAACAAAGGAAAAAGGAAAAAGGTTCCATTGTTAAACAAAATCTTCTCAGCTTTCTCACACCATTGAAAATTAATCAGAAAAACAAAAATGCATTTCTCAGACGTTTCAATAAAGGTGAAAGTATCAATACATTGAAACGTGAAGCTACTACTAAACAAGGTGAAATCATCCGAGGTGGAGATACGAATAAAAGAATGCGTCTCGTTCAACGTCTCGATGAACTTACACTTAATTCACAAAACAAAAATGTTATCATGTCTCGTTTTAACAACGGTCAAAAAGACATTAACAAATTAGTGACTGAAGCTAAAAGTCTAAAAAATAAGAGAAATGTGGGTAAACTTGTTTCAGAAAAGCAACGTCTCATAGCACTCGCGAAACAAATGAATGTTTATACGGAATTTTCACGTAGTATTTCAAAATTGAGTATTCTAAGTGCAGTTAATAACATCGAAAAAAGTATAATATCCGCTGGGACTACCAAAAAAGGGGGTGTTTTTGCATTAAAAATTCAAAAACTCTCCACAATCGCTCGTGAAATGAATCTTGATGCCGATATAAAAGCGAGTATTATCAATATTAAAACAAATGCGAATGTTGATGCTGCAAAAATACGTATCATTGGGTCTGCGAAAGAGAAGCTATACGAAAAGGCGAAATCGTTGAATGTAAAATATTCTCGTAGCATTGAACAATTGAAAAATGTTGAAAAAGTAGTACAACTTCGTAATGTGATAAACACTGCGACGGTACGTAAAAAGACCATTGATAATAAACAAAAAATAGAGCTCCGCACTAAACGTAAACGTGAAGTGAAAGCCTATATCAATCAGAGTAAGAGTCTCACACAAAGTAAAAAAAATGTATTCATTAAACAATTGGAGATCAGTAGTACCAATCTCAATCAACTTCGTAAAAATATAGATACAGCCATTCAGGAATTCAAGAGTGATAATCGTACAAATAATATTAATGAATTAGAACAATATTTAAAACCATTGGATATCAATAAATCGAAAAAAAATGCATTCATTCAGCAGTTTAAAAATTCAAAAAATTCTCTATCAAATATTAAGGCGTCTATAAATAAAGAAGTCACTGAGAAAGGTACTATTGAAAGTAAAAAACGAATCCTTACTGCAAAGATCGCAACTGCGAAACAATACAATGTCGAATTAAATTTCAATAGTAGCGTCTCTACTATCACATCTGAAAATGCACTCAAAGAAATAAATCGTAAGGTCGATACTGCAATCGATAGTAAGATTGATAAAACTCGAAATACCTTGTCCAATAAAATAATAAATGCGGGTGTGAAAAACGATTTCATGAATAAAATTACAGCTATCAAAACGTTAAAAAATATGAAAAATGTGAGTACTCAAATTGATCGGGCAATTGCCTCAAAAAGTAAGTCCAAAAAAGATGAAATCTCCGTGTATATGAGACGACTCGGACTCACTACTCAAAATATTCAAACTGTTCTCGCACGTAATCTCGACGTGGAAAAAAGTCTCGAAATGGCTGATGATATTATAAAAAATAAACAGAAATCTAAACTCACTAATTATCTTGATGAGAAAAAAGTTCCAGTTTCCGAGCGAACACAATTTTACAATCAAACAGGGAATTTGCGTTCAATCATGCGTACTATTGACCAATATATGAGAAGTAAACGCACCGAACAACCTCGGAATATCACTAACATATTGAACAAATATAATTTAAAAAATGTAGATCGCCAATTTATTCTGAATGAATGGAATAGTTATCCAGAGATGACCCCCGAAAATGTTAAAAATTTAGCATCTAAGCGTTCAGACAAATTTAAGAAGGAAAAGGAATTGGCACTTCGTAGTTATCTGACTAATGAGTTGGAACTCAATTCAAATGAAGTTAGTAAAATTATGCAAGAATTTCAACTTAACCCAAAAAATATAAATTCTCTTCGTAATAAGGCTAAGAAAATTAAAGGTATCTCAGGTGAAAAGAAACGCATATCTGAACGTATTCGTAAGGCTCGAGAAGAAAATAAACTCAATTTAGACGTAGTTGTAAATATCAAAAACATGGATAATGTAAAAAATATTGATACTACTATCAACAAAGCTTATATTAATAGAGATAAGAAGAATCTCGCTCGACGAGCACTGAACAGAAATATTAATATTTCAAGTAATTTAAATGCAATTAAATCTATGAATAATGTTCAACGACTCAAAAACAAATTGAATGGTCTTCTCACCGGAAAAAAGAAACAAGATCTTCGTAAACTTGTAAATGTCATGGGTGATATAAATAAAGAAAATCAGGAACGTTTTCTCAAACGTTTCAAAAACCAAAACAATTCTCTAGGTACTTTGTTAGAAAATGTTAAAAGTTTTAAAAATACTCAAGTTAATAAAAAACAAGCGATACAAAAACAAGAACTTTATACATATATCAGTGAAAAACTCGATCTCGATGTATCTGATCGTAATGCGATCATGCTCGAGTTTAACACTGTGAAAGATTTAAACAAAATGAAACGCAAAGCAGATACCATCAAAAAACAGAAAAAAAGTGAGGGAATTGCCGAGAATCGTAAAAAACTTGAAGAAATTCTGAAAGGTATAAACATAACAAATCAAGATAAAAAATTTATATTATTACGATTTAACCGTAAACCTGGAAATGTTAACGCTTTTAAAGTGAATGCAGAGAAACTCGCTGAAAAAAAGAAAGGTGAAATGCGTAAAAAAGAACTTTCCGAACTCGATACTCATATGGGTCGTTTAGGACTCACCAAGGAGAATCAACAAAAAATACGTACTATATTCACACAGAATTCAAACAAGACTCTAAACTCCGCTAAGGCGAATGCAACTGATATTCGTCGAACACGGAACCAGAAAAAACTTGAAAACATACTGATAAATCTAAAAAGCTTAAACGAAAATAAGAAGGCTATATTTAGGTCTAATCTAACGAAACCTAATGCGAATGTCGATACAATCATACAGGAGGCTCGGACTCAGAATGCTAGGATTGAAAATAAGAAAATTACTAACCGTAATGTTAACGACTTTGTATTATCACTAAACATAGGTGAATATGGAACTAAACTCATCGGTGATTTTAAGGGTGGTTTAATAACTGGGATTAAAGCAAAAGAAGAAGCTAAAAAGAAGAGAGAATCTATGAATGCGGATATTGTGGTTCAAAAGAAGAAGAAACTTCGTACATTCATGAATAAAACACTTCTCGGTAATGTGAATAAGAATAAATTTATCAATCGGGTTACACTCAAGGAAAATACAAGTGTTCTTGAGAAAGAAATCACTACGTTGAACAAACAGATGAAAGGTAAAACTAATACATTCGCGGCGAAACAGACTACATTACAGGCATTCTTAAATGGTCTTACCGATCTTACCATGGAACAGAAAGCTAAATTTATGAGTCAGGTTACGAACGCTAAGACTGATATCGAACCCATCAAAAGAAAAGCTCAAACTATCGACAAAGCTAAAAAGAAGGGAATGGCAAAAGGGAAGAAACGTCGTATGGCATCAAATAAGGTTAATAATTTCAATGCTGGTAAGGCTATGAATAATATCAATAAACAGAGAAACCTTGATAATCGTATGGCCAAACGCAATAAAATTCTTAGTGAACTTTCCAAACAGAATGATAAACGATTTATGAAATTAAAAACACGTGCCGGAGATCCATTTCAAACTGGTGAAGAATTTAATCGGATTGCTCTAAATGTTAAGAAAATGGTTGAATTGGTCGAATCAGAAAAACGAGACCGTAATAAACCATTCAACGCTTCTGTAGAACTAAACAAACAACTGAACATTAAGGGTAAAGAACTCAATAAGGCAAACACAAATAAGAAAATTCGTGATGGTGTGGAATTTAAAATCAAACAGATTAAGGGTCTCACAAATGCTAATGTGACAGGATTTATGAGTAAGTGGAACACCAAGAACCCTTTTTCCCGTAAGGTGATTTTCAATCAAGCTCGTAAGATGGGTGAGGATCGTCTCAAGGCTAAGGCTAATGCTGATAGGGTCGCCCAAGCTAAGGCTAAGGTTGAAGCTGATAGGGTCACCCAAGCTAAGGCTAAGGCTAATGCTGATAGGGTCGCCCAAGCTAAGGCTAAGGTTGAAGCTGATAGGGTCGCCCAAGCTAAGGCTAAGGCTAATGCTGATAGGGTCGCACAAGCTAAGGCTAAGGCTAATGCTGATAGGGTCGCCCAAGCTAAGGCTAAGGCTAATGCTGATAGGGTCACCCAAGCTAAGGCTAAGGCTAATGCTGATAGGGTCACCCAAGCTAAGGCTAAGGCTAATGCTGATAGGGTCGCCCAAGCTAAGGCTGCGGCTTCCAAGATGACCAATATAGAGCGAATCAAAAAGTCGGGTGAGGCGGCCGAGGCGAAACGTATGGTGAAGGCGGAACTACGAAAGAAAAATAAACAGGTAGCCAAAGATACTGGACAAAGTGTTAAATCTACACAAAAAAAGCAACAATTGAAGCGTAAGTCGAAGCCAAAATGGAAATAATGTAAGAAAATATGATGAATCACCCCGACGACGACTGTACCGTGATTACCGACATGCCTCTCAGCGACGAGGTTGCCGATTTCATCGAAAAATGTCTGCATGGGGATATGACAGAGATAGAGGTGGAAGATTGGTGTGATGATAACCTTGATAACGTTGCGGAGTTATATGAGAAGCATGGGCATTCATACATGTCATACAGGGATGCTGAAATGACGTTATTTTTTGCGAAAACGATATATAAACGTGAGAATATGCGGGAAGTGTTGGCTCAATTCGTGACATGTCAGTTCTAATAAGATTTCAAACGCATGGGAAAAGGTGGTATCACTTTGTAATTTGTAATTTAAAGAAATAATAAGCCTTTAATCTAATGGAAATTTGTGATGTCTGTTGTGAAAAAATAAACAAGATAAATCACAAACAAGTTAAGTGTCCTTTTTGTGATTTAACAAGTTGTCGTTCATGTTCTCAAAGATATATATTGGAATCATTTGAAGATCCACATTGCATGGGGTGTAAAACTCGATGGAATCGTGAGTTTGTGGATTCATTCTGTACCAAATATTTTAGAAATACTGAACTAAAACGTCATCGAGAGACTCTTCTATTTGAGAGGGAAAAGGCACTCATGCCGGAGACGCAACCCGAAGTTGAACGGATAATACAAATGCGTAGAATTCAAAGTATCATCCGACAACAAAAGGAAAATCTCATAGAACTTCACAATAGGTACAGACTATTTGAAATAGATGGCCCTATACCTATTGAAGTACGGGTACTCTATAAAGAGATGGAGAATACATATAGACATTTAGAACAGCTACGAAATGGTGGAACATTTATGGATTCTGAACCGAGACATTTTGTGCGTCAGTGTCCCATAGAAGAATGTAAAGGTTTTCTAAATGAAAATTGGTACTGTGGTTTATGTGAATGTAAATACTGTAAAGCCTGTAACGAACCATTAACACCTGGTCATATGTGTAATCCTGAAACTGTAAAAACGATGGAACTTCTTAATAAGGATAGTAAATCATGCCCCAAATGTGGAACAGTCATTCATAAGACGAGTGGTTGTGCTCAGATGTGGTGTATATCATGTCATACAGCTTTCAATTGGCGAACAGGTGAGATTGATACTGGTCGAATACATAATCCACATTTCATAGAGTTTAAGAAGAAAACTATGAATTCTCGGGAACATGGAGACATTCCATGTGGTGGTGTCCCTTCGTTTAGAGAATTGCGAGAAATGGGTGCCACGAATGAGATACTACGGTATGCTGTGGTCGTACACCAAATGGAACGAGAGCTTATATACCTGGATATGAGACCAATAGATAATACTCAATTACGAATTGCCTATATGTTGAATGACATAAATGAATATATGTTTAAAAATTATTTACAACGACAGGAAAAATTCATAGAAAAAACTCGAGACCTTTCGAACATTTTTGAAATGATTTCTAATACAGGTGGAGATTTTCTTAGACAGTATGTCCTTGAACCAGAACGACATGATGAAATCGTAGACCTTTTAGATAAGATTGTGGAGTATGGAAATGAAATTTTTGTTTCAATTCGTGAACGATATAATTGTCGACTTCCCCGAAATATTTATATATGAATACAATAAGATGCTGATTCTATTATTTTTGATTCTGATACTTGTGTACATCTTACCTCGATATAATCAACCTATACTCATAAAAAGTCTTCTATCAGAGGAAGAACGAACTTACATCATCGAGCAAGCGAGAAAGGATTTGCAAGTTGATGAGACCACCCGACTTAATCGCGAAGATCCGATTATTAAGAGTGTGATTCATAAGTGTACCAAATACATAGATCGATCATTCGTGAACTGTGAAAATTTGCAAGTACTTCGGTACAAACCTGGAGGGTACTATAAACCCCATCAAGATACGTTTGAAAATGGTAAGAATATGAGAATGTATACATTCATTTTAGCACTAAACGATGACTACGAAGGTGGTGAAACTGTATTTCCAAACCTAAAAAAACAGTATACACTTGAAAAAGGTGATGCTTTATTCTTCGATGCAGTAGACAATTATGAAATGGTAAGTTCAAAGGCTTTACATGGTGGGAAACCTGTAAAGTCTGGGGAGAAATGGATTTGTAAATTATGGGTTAGGAAGTATCCTCATGCTTAAAAGTTTGACACCTTTCTAAAGTATGAAATGCTTCGCAACCTTCTCTGAAAACAGTCTTTATAAGATAAAATTGGCAAAGACTCGTAGAAATGTCCTTGAAGGTATGTACCAGCGACCAATTATAACGGAGGTGAGGCCAATCAAGGAAAATTTGAGACTTCGTTTACGTTTCACAGAAGCGATAAAAGAAGCACAGGAGATGTGTAAAATAGATAAGGATTCGTCGGAGTGTCATTGGGCTTGGTACGAGGTTGATGAATTAGAGGATTCTATGCTACGTCTATATCCCGATAGACGGTAATACTCACTTACAAGAGTGTCCACCTTGCAGACCACCATTGTTTATTGGGCGGTGAAATCGGCAATAATGATACTCACACTTAGGGCAATAGGACGTTTTACCACCCTTCACACAACTACCCCTAAACCATGGTGAGGTGCAACAGCCAATAGAACTATCAAATAACATAGCAGCAGTGTCAACTGGATCAATCATATTTTACTATACCTTTTTATTTTTTTTCCGGAGCAAGGTGCATCCTGATATCTAAAATATCATTGTAATAATCGTAGTGTTGGGTCAGGAAGTATCCCTATACTTCATCTATATCCCGATAGATGGTGATAATTGGGGGTTCGTCACTATATCCATAATAACTAATTGATATTCCAAAAAGTTTCATCATATCTGTATTAACTTGTTCGTTAATATAGGTTTTCCAATTTTTTAGAGTTGTTGCGAAATATTCGATTCCGTCATCTGAAAATGCACCTATACGCATGAATGGCTGACTACGTAGTTTTCTCATGTATTCATAAACAGCTTCAGGTAGAGGTGTTACCCTATTATAGGACGATTCGAGTATATCAATGACGTAATATCCATGTGATTCACAAATTAGATTGACTTGCATTCTGGGAAAGCCCTTTATGTACGCTTCAAAATCTGCATTACTTGGAAGCGTTGTAAATATTTGTATATTTTCACACATACTCCATTCATTATACCCAATTCCTGGGTGTGTATGATATGCTATTTCCGAATACCAAACCTTCTCAATTTCTTCGACATCGACGCGGTTTCTCTTCTTTGATGTAATACGAGTCGGTTCACTAAATGTATGATTTTTATACTTAATACCACCTGCATACTCCCACTGTTTGATAGAAGATATTTTGCTTATTTCTTTCAAATTATGGACGACTTCACGAGATAGTTTTATCCGATTCTTTCTAAGTACCATGCATGGGCGGAAGACCCTAGTGTACATGATATATAGTAAGAATTTATTTACAACTAAGAGATATTCATGAGTACATTTCTATCTAGTAGTGTAATTTCACCAAGTTCATCCCATGTATAATACTTGACGGATATGCCAAATTCTCTGCGCATGATGGGGTCTATGAATTTGTTTACAGCTTTTTTCCATTGAGTGGGGGTTGTTTGAATGTATACCAAATTACTCCATGACACCCTCACTTTCTGAAATTCTTGACCATTCATGAGACTGTTAAATTTTCGGATAACATCAGCGGTGTTGGGTTTATTCATATTTGTTTCGATGAGGTCGATGATGTAATACCCCTGGTTCTCGAGTATCAAATTCGCCTGTACAGTTGGATAATTATCAATATAGACCTTAAAATCTGATGCACTCGGGTACGTGAAGAGTGGTGTATCATATCCTGGAACGGGATGTGTGTGATACACAATGTACTGTGTTAAATCCTCTTGGGTTGGTTGCACGGTGGCGAGTTGTCGATTTGTACGTTCCGTGGGTCTATTAAATCTTACATAGTTCCGTGTATTTGCTACGGTGAATGGTATCGTACCCGCATACTCGACTTTCTGTTCCCATGTTTTCTTGTACACATTTTGAAGTTCTCTAATACTTTTACGACTTAAACGAACTGATAAGTATCGATCATTCGCACTCGTCACCGTCCCTACATTGAAACTATTTTTTGGTATATTCACTCTCCTAAAATTATTAGCTAATCGACTGAGTGTGGTATTGATTCGACGCCGCCTACGGGTAGTTTCAGCGGACACCATCTTACTTTAGATAAAGAAGAAAATTGAAGAATATTTAATGAATATAGAGGCATTCGCTCGAGAGATATATTCTCAACTGGGACCTGGATACAGTGAGAGAGTATATCATAATGCGATGGAGGTTTTACTAAGGGAGAATGGTATTCAATATGAATCGGAACGTATCATTACGATTCCATTCAAGGGACATGTGATTGGTAATTTGAGGGCAGATATCATTATTAATAACGAGATTGTTTTAGAATTTAAGACTATTCGAACTCTAAATGACGCGGCGGAGTTGCAGGGTAATAACTATCTTCGTCTGACAGGTCTGAAGATGGCGTATCTGGTGAATTACCCACCTCATCCGGATCGGGAGGTAGAGGTGCGTAAGATTCTTCTAGACAGTGTTGTACCGATGGGTTCAATTTGTAGATAGACAGGAGTCCCACCACTCGGGGGTTTCCGGCAGAAGTTCTTACACGAACAACTGTCCCTAGGATTCATGAATTGTCTTTTGTTTGCGTAGCACCTGAATGGGAGGTAAATGTCCTTTTTGAGAAATCGAACGATACGATCAATCAAAATCATCTTATATTTCAATTTTTGACGTTGCACTTAAGGGATCAACTATCTAATAACATCTTTTTCTGTATAGCAATGATGTTGCTTCTGGTAACATCGTTCATCGTGATGATTTTCTTTACAGTAACTCGTATTATCGATACACGACGCATCACCGAGCGTTCCAAATACATGATCGAAGAGGGGGAATATGATGTTATAATTGTATTTGTCCCCCTTTTGTGAATGATGGATCGTGTGGTACTTCCAGAGGTAATCATAAATGAACCCACCTGGGAAAGGGGAAACCTTCGGGAGACCATCCGTGATTGTCACATCATTTTGGTAATCATGGAATCTCGTGTGCCAGTTGTTCCATAGTATGTTATGGATAAATACGACGATAATCGAGGTGAGTACTGGTACGGGGACAAGTTTCCACAATGTGAGTATGAGTATGACGACGAACATGATGGTAGTACTCCATGGGAAATAGACACCCGTGGTATGTTCGTTATCTTGGAGGGTCATATCTATGTTCACTATCTTGTGGTGTTCAATATGTTTCGTAGCTGTATCGGCTAGGTATGACCCAATTCCTGGAATTTTCTTAAAAAAAACAGGATCACCGTGCATCACATGGCGATGTAAGAACCACTCGTAGAATGAAATAATTATGTACACAATTATGATATAATAATAATATTTCATTATTATATAACGGATGTTTTTTTTTGATGTGACCAAACAACATCTTATACTCACACTGATATCTATAATAATTATCAGCGTTGTATTGATACTACTTTATAGGTATAAATTAGAGCGTTTCCTAGGTCGTCAAATGGATTTGGTCACACCCGAACCCGGTGACATACTTCTATTTTTTTCGAGAAAGTTTAAAGATTTACCAGATCTCGTCTTTTGGAATGGTCTTATGACGTTACATACGAACATACCAAATACACATTACGCAGTCGTACTCGATGATACTTATTACCTAGACTCCAGACGCCCCGGTAAATCGATGTATGATAATATTACTAAAGGTGAAATTAGTGGATACCCCCGCCTTGCAAAATTGAAGCACATAGATGAAGATTGGGTTGGGGGTGATATAATGGTCATCAAGACGGGTCAATCCGTGGATTCAAAAAAGAGGGAAGAAATTTTACGAGAATTCAACAGGGAAGGGTATTGGAAAGGTGGTGGGTGTTTGGGAAATACAAACAAAATTCAAAAGATGATCGATCCGATGTGCCCACTTTTTTTATCCGTTGAAGGTATATTGAGACACTATGAAGATGCTCGGATTGGACGCCTCAAAGTTTAGTCTCGCCCTTATGGTATCACTATTTAGATATATTTACTTGGAACTCGCACATGACCATGTATATACCGCTACAAATGGTTATATAAATGGGTATGTTTTGGTGTCTCTCATGTTATACCTCTTGAACGTTCCCTGGTATATCATCCTAATCGCGCTCACATCTAGAGTTTTATACAGAGAATCATTAAGTAATGAAATTACAAATACAGGTAATCACCCGTATAACATCATTGCGTTTTTTGTTATGGTGTTTATAACAGTTTCTCTCCGGAAGTATTAATTGGTGCATATTGTACAAACAGGGTATTTACCAAAACATTCCATACATAGGAAATGTTCACACTTGCGAAACTTGAGACATTCTCCCGTTTTACAACATCTTGGACACTCATATGTCTTGAATTCTAATATCTCATTTTTGAATCTCCAAAAGCATGAAGTACACACTTTTAAACCAGGTTTCACCTGTTTGCTGCATATATGATAGTTTGGGCAGTTCATTACTTTATACTGTTGGAATAAATTCCCAATGAAGATCGCGACAAATTTTTTTCCATATAATATCTTGTTGGTATAATTTCTCTTTTGACTTGAGAAGTGGAAAATATTGAAGGTATTCATCTTCCCCTAAAAGTTCACAAAACTTGTAGAGGACGTAGGAATAACTCAAAAAGTTTTTGCGCTCAGTTGGACAATTGTCATCGAAAGGTCTTTGAATATCTTTGAACATTATTCGAAGGTACTCTTCCAACTCTTGGGGCATGTTTGGGGGTTTGATACCATTGAGAATATTCGTAATATATGGGACATGTTCATAATATTTATTCAATCTTAATTTTTTTAAAAGTCCTCTAATTTTGGTATGTGTGATATCTTCTAAGTTTTTGATTTTCATCTTCTTGAGTTCAGCTCGTAATTGATCAATAACTTCCGTTGGGATATTTGTCATTTCTTGAGCTTGAAATTGTGAAAGCCATTCATTGAAATGATTCTCCCTTTTGTATGAATAATTTACAATCTTTTCGGATGTTTCTTGTTCTTCTCTATACGTCAATTCTTCACCTAATAATTTAGCTATAATTACACCACACGTGTCACATACGAGATCACTCGTGTCATGAAAATGAATGAGGTTACTATCTGGACATGTCTCACACCTTTCACGTATTCGTTCACATGGTCTAGAAATGTTTTTTTTTTCAACATCTATGAGGTAATCGGTAAATATATCCTTTCGTTTCAGACCCACAGTTTCTTTCACATTAAAGACGTTATTAGTATTACTATTTTCTCCACCATCATCTATATGTTGATCTAAATATGGCATACATTTTATGATATAGTCAGACATTTCAGATTCATACTTTTTTCTATTACATGGGTCATCTCGTATCATGTGGTTCCATTCTTCCAATTTGTTATTATATCTACTTAAAAAATTACCTTCCATTCTTATAAAGAGATGGCTTCTAAACTTTTAAGTACTATTTTTTTCTGGTATAAAAGTGTCGTCACACCACGGGACTATAAAATCATTTCCGAAGAACTTGAATATGGAGTTGATCATGATTTGAAATATCACATTGAAGATGATTTTTGGGTGAATGAAAGTAAAGATTGGGAAGATGAAACACTCGATGAATTCTATATGGACGTCACTGGTAAGAAGTTTAGATATACTACAGTTCCTCAGAATGTAACATATACAATTTTACGTGTAAAATATTACTTCAATGGACATGAATATACCGCCATCTCTAATGATATTAACTTCAGACCCGGTGAGAATGAAGATAGTGCAATGCACTTCAGTATCCCTTTGAGTAGTGTTTGGATAGTTGACCACGACGATAAACCGGTGCGAAACATTACTGAAAAGGTGAAACGATATTCGGGTCCAAGGAATGATTTCCATGGACAAAAGGTATCACTCGAACACTTTTTATACTACGATATGGAGACACTCAAAGAGAGTTTTCCCAAAATTATTTTAGCCAACACATTGGGTATGAAAAAAACTATATCAACGATTAACGATTTTACTATCAATCTTCAGATACCTTAGTCGCTAGGTAAAACTTAAGTTCACCCAAATTTGCAACATTGTATTTTAAAATGAGAAATCTATTGCCCGTTTCCTGTATAATTTGCACAGACGCACACATACTCGTCGCCTTTGTAAAGATATTTAGATACTTTAGACTATATAGACCAGATATAGTTGGACTTTCACCAGGGCATTCTATAGATGTTTCCTGATTAGCAAAATCACCTTCACATTTAAATCTGATCTCACTTCCGTGCCGTTTAATCTCAATATCCGTCCCAATATTGGACATATCACGACAGAGTCTTTGGAAATCTGCCGAAGGTAACGTTGTTATGGTAGTCATTTCCACGACCGGAACTTCGATACGACTTTCGTTAATATCCAGAAGTTTCAATTGAAATTTGGTATTCGTTTTTTTCGTCTCACTGAAAATCTCAATATCCATATATTCCTTTGAATTAATTTCGATACGAAGTACATCGTTATTTGTGATTGTCTTTAGGAGTTTGAAGGTATTTGAAATGTTAATACCAGCGATGATTTCTTCCTGGTCACACTGATACTCTTCAAAATTATCCGCCGCGAGATACATATCGACTAGTGAAGTTCTAGCTGTATCCAGGGTGACGACATATAGTCCATCAGGTCTAAAGTAAATATTTACATCATTTAAAATATCCTTCAAAACTTCGAATGTTGATTTAAAGGCTGAAGCCTGTATTGTAACCAACTTCATGTCTAATGTGTTCGTGCGTTACATCTTTAAATCACTATAGGCAACACCCTTAGAAACATCACGACCTATCTTTTCTTGTAATTCAGGAGTCATTGCCGGTTGGAGAGATTGCCCATAATCATCCAGTCTAAACATTTCCGATGTGGATGTATCGCCATCAAGTGACGTCATAGAACACCCCATACCCCCGATCCCAGCGTGATCAACATCTTTCTTGGGTAACAGCGAGTCAAGCCAATTTTTAATTTCATTTCCTACTAAGATCTTACCATTCTTCGTGAGCATAGTTGGTACACGGTTGATTTTATTCTTATAATTCGGTGGAATACCCTGTGTATTTAGATTATGATAATGCACCAATTGCTTCAGCTGAGGAACTTTGTTAATGTACTCGATGACTTCCATTGAGTGTTTGCATCTAGGACTATATATCAGGAGTGACATCTATTATCTATAGGGTATTTTGTAAAAAAAAATTAACGCATTATAGTAAATATGAATTACCTGTTAGCTTTCACACTAATTGTCGTTGTGTTTCTCTTGATGACTAAACACGAGGGTTTCACGGAAGCTTTTGGTCTCTCAGGGCATACGAAGCCAGTTTCCCCAATCAAACTTAATGATCCCAGACCAGACCTTTCTAAGTACCAAAAAGTTGAAGCAGTTGTGGATAATGATAGGATAGAAGAGTTTGTTCTCCAAGCCAATCATGAAATTTCTAAACGTACTGGTCTCTGTACGTACATCATCGAGACTACATCAATCACAAAATACCGTGGAGATGATAAGGATATATACGAATGTGTCTTTATGACTATAAAGAAGGATGGTTTCTCATTTGGTTTCTCGATTGTTGCAACATTTGAGATCGAGAATGAGATTGTTCGTCTCATATCACTACGCAGCCAGCCCCTCGGTGTCCAGGCACCAGATGATATCACACCATTCGTAGAGGGTTCGGTAGGTAAACAGTTTATTGATTACAACATTGTCAAAGAAAGTGCAAACCCAACTAAGAGTGAGTTTGATTCCTTAAAAAATAATTTGAAGACATTATAATGTAATGTTGAGTATCAATGATGTGACGAAAATTGATGACAAGAGAAAGCAACTCCGTAAAGAAATCTATATGAAGATTTATGAACAATTTTCTACTAAAATAAAACAAATTGTAGAACTTGGTCATAAACAAATTTTCTTAACTGTTCCAGCATTTCTACTCGGTTATCCGGTTTTTGATCGTTCACAGGCTGCGAAGTATATTGCACGACAATTTTCACTTGGTGGTTTTACTGTACAACTTATAAGTGACCATGATATTTATATATCATGGGTAGTGCATAAGAAGAAGAAAGATAGTGGTAAAAATGTACATGAAGAAGAGAGTGATTTTCCAAATCTCATGAATTTGAAGAAGATGGCGAATAAGTACAGACAAAATGCGTGAGAGTTAAAGTTTAAATATGTAAAACTATTATAAATCATGTCTGAACAGCTGAGTATCATGGTAGAAGCGAAAAAGGAGTATATGGGTCAGCTGTATCTCATAATGTGTCCAGCAATGATTGAGGTTTTTCAGGACATGTACGATGAATCTGTAAAACTCTCGAAGGGTCGGAAGGTTCTCATCATGTTCCAGAAACTTCTCAAGGAAGTACCAAATTGGTCTAACGCGATGTCCAAAAATCATAGTGATAATATTACCAGTCGGTGTGCATGGTTCAGTGATTTACTTGCCGCTGTATTCGTCGCATGTACTAAAATTCTTTCCGCTGTTCGTCTAAGGGCGGACAATAAGAAAATTTCTCTAAAACTCCCAACTGAAGAGGTATTCATTCAGACCTGCTATAACAATGTGGCGAAAGATTTGTATAAGGATCCTTACATTTTCACAGAAGAACAGAGTGAATATGTGCGTGACGAGAAACTCACCACTCGTTTTTCAACCGCCATTGAAAATACTGTTAAGGAACTCATTCCTGTGCAGCAGATTCTTCAGACCTATATGTCTCAGGACACGCGTGATATTTCACTTGATAATGAGATCCATGATGGTATTGACCCAGATGTGATTGATGAAAATATGATGGAACCTGAACCGGAACTTGAACCTGAACCCGAACCTGAACCCGAGTCTATGTGTGCATCAGAACCCGAGCCAACTGGTCTCGAGAATGAATTCAAAACTGTACCAGGTGTACATGCACCCGAACCGGTGCCCACTTTTGATGCAGAGCCCCAGCCTGAACCACATGTTGAGGAAGAAGATGATGTTCTATTCGGGGATGCACCAGAACAGCGTACAAAAAAAGTTGGTTATAATTAAATGGAACTCTCCGATTATTTGCGCGACCCGGTATATGCCGCTATCATCGCGGGTGGTATCACCGCGGCGTACATTCATCTGAAGGCCCATCTTAATAATGAGGGTAAACTAGAACTCAATAAATATACAAAACCAGCGGCACTGAATGCTATTCTCGTATTCTTTATTGTGTCTGGTGGTGTAGGACAGAAAGAAACTATTTCTACTGACCCTTTCTAAACTTAAAGATTAAACCAATATAATAAGAAAATGGCGTCCGTTACTGCGTTTAACGATATGATGGGTCAATTTCTTGTGGAATTGCACAAGACTTTTCCAGAGGAAAAAGGCATTAAGAAAATGATGACTTCATTCGATATTTTGAAGTCAACCAATCCTCGTCTCGTTGTGGATGCTTACATGAAAGGTGTAACACCATACGCTGATAAGATTTCATCCAAAGATGAAACATTTCTTATCGAGGAAATTGATACGATCGATTTCTTGAAGGATCTCAATATCAAGTCATATTGGGAGCAGATGTCCGAGAATACACGGGCGGCGACATGGCAGTATCTTCAGACACTCTACATGCTTGGTACAACGATTACCTCGATCCCCGATGATACTCTCAAAATGATCGAAGGTATCGCCAAGGAATGTGCTGATAAGATGCAAAATGATGGTGGTGGTATTGATCAGGACGCACTCATGAAGATGATGGGTGGAATGCTTGGTAACCTCCCCAAAAAATAAACCTCAACTTATATTAAATGAAAGCTTGGTTCGACGATCCCCAGCAACTCGTTAGGTCGGATCAGATTACGCAGTTCTGGCCGACAAATGAACAAACCCCAGTGGATCGTATTAATGCAGCCTCCCGTTTTATTATTTATGCGTCGTGTATGATTTATCTCATTCGTCGTGACGCTCGTATATTCGTTTTAGGGGCGACCGTCCTTTCCGTGATATATATTCTTTATAAGTCGAAAATGATTGATGAGAGCTATGGTTTTAGCATAGATAATGAAAAATGTCAGATGCCAACTGTGGATAATCCTATGGCTAATGTTCTCATCACTGACTTTACAGATGCCCCTAATCGTCTAGAAGCCTGTTACTATTCAAGTGTAAAACCTACGGTACAAAACTTAAACGGAAATCGAGTTCCGTTTGATTCTGGTCGTTCCCGTTCCCCATTACCCAAGTATATGAGGAATGCAGTTGAGCGTCAGTTTGTATCGAATCCAGTCACTGATCTAGCCGGTGACCAAACAGGATTCGCTGAGTGGTTATATGGACCCAAGAATGGTCCCATGTGTAAGAGTGATACCCAATTCTGTAATCCAAATGCACGTGGTGTCCAACTTGAGGCGTTCGCTGGTCTTGGTGGGGATGGGGACGTCAGGGGACCTAGAGGTGGTGGTCGTGTGCGAGGGGGTGGAGGAACCTATAGTTAGATTATATTCTCATGTAATAATAAATGGCGTATCAGCTCCAACCTGGCCTTTCTCGAGTTCAAAACAAGGGTGCCATTCCTTCAGTAAAAGCAACCGATGAAGTTTTTGTATATCCTCAGCCCAGTACTCTCAACTGTGGTGGATGTCGCCCAAACACCATGTTGTATGGAACTGCCCCATACATGGCTGGTAAGGGATCTCCAGCCCAGTACATCGACACAAGTGATCAACTTCGTCCCCAATCGACTTCCCGTTTCAACAAAACTATAGTCCAGACGTATGAACGTAAACTCTTCCCATTGAACGACACAAAATGTATGGTGCCTCTCCGGACGATGCGATATGAACCCGCGAGTACCCGTGCCGAAGTTCAGAATGGTCTCTTTCAGCAAAGGTATGTTAATAAAAATGTTAATAAGAAGTAAGAATGGCTGATCCCATCTCGCTCATGGCTGTAGCCGGTCTCGTGTATGCCGGACGAACTTTGAGTACCAGATCTCAACCACCTAAAGTGGAACAGAAACGACCACGACCAGTGGTAGAGGCTACCGTAGAAGTCGAAAATGAAAATTTCGAACCAGCTATTCAGGTTCCTCATAAGATGGAGATGGAGAGTTTCGCTGATATTTCCAAGCAGCGGAGAAGTGGTGGTCAAGAGGTTCTCAACATGCGCAACCGCATGTATGATAATGGTCGTATGAATAACCTCTCCCCCGTGGAGAAGCAACTTGTCGGTCCAGGTCTTGGTGTAAGTGCTGATACACCCGCAGTTGGTGGGTATCAGCAGATGTTAAGGGTCAATCCTGTGAATGTTGGGGCGTATAAACTCACGACACTCCCCGGACGTACTGGTCCAGCTGCTGATATCACTGGTGGTCGATCTTCAACTATTGGTGAACTTACACACAATAAACCCGAAACAACCGCACACCTCCCTTCTCGACTACCCACCATGCCTGGTCGTGCTCAGGGTATGTCTGGTGTTGTTCCCCGTAATGAGCATGAAAAGACCAAGAGGACGACCAATCGTTCAGAAACCGGCCTTCGTACAGATGGACTTGGGTTCAATGGTGCGAAGCGTTTCATTTCTGCACAGACAATGTCGCAAGATCCTACACGTTTCAAGAGCGACCGTAACGATGAACAGTACGCGTACTACAACCAACCCGCTCCAGGTATCCACAGTCACCATGGTGCGTACACGAATAGCGCTGCTGCTCAGGTCACCGCGAAGACCAATGAGGAACTCATGAAGTATGGTTTCCGCCCAGAAGATCGTCGTGGTAAGCCTAACCGCATGGGTAACGCGGGTCGCATGAACGTTCGTGAAAGTGCTCTGAAGCAAGGTGGTCGTCTTACCACCGTCCGATCTGATACTACACGTGTCGATGGTCGCGTGAATGCTGCGAATGGTGGTTGGACGCAGCAGTACAACCAGAAGCCATTCCACCAATTCAATGCGTACAAGGGTCATGAGAACCCTAACACCCAATCCCTCGATATCGCGAAGCGTCAGCTCCAGAACAACCCACTTGCCCATTCCCTTTCCCATTAAACATGTAGGTCATAGATAAAAACATTCATTAAAATAGTATACATCTATTTTAATGAAGGTTCATAACCTATCCATCGATAGTAATCAGCGTGATTTGAGTGTATATCCCAAATCTAATAACTATGTCATTACGTTAGAAAATCCCATATATGACGTCGAGGAGATACGACTTATATCTGCACGTATTCCTACACCTCAAGTACCTTCACCAAATTCTTTAATTCTTAGGTTATCTTCTGGATCCGATGAACTTAATCAATCTGTGTATGTGGGAAGACCACACGATGGCTTACAGAAGGGAACACCACATTATACGGGTCATATCCTTCTTAATGGTACAACAAATATAACATTCAACGGTTTTGATGATCCCCTCGTACACCGATTTCACTCAGGACCACAAAAGATGATCAAAAATCTTGGAATTGAATTTTTATACATGAATAATGGTGTTCTCACGACATATGAAGTTGGAAACACTGATCACGTTCTAAAGTTTGAGATAAAATGTTCAACAGACAAACTTGAAGGTTTAACAAAAGTTCCAATTGAAGAAGTGGTAGAAAAACCTATAAGCATTCCCGAAGTAGTGGAGAATGTTTATAGATGGAAGAAAGAATATACCTACATTACTGTGATTGTATTCATCGGTCTTATATTACTTTTACTTATGAAACGACAACCTAAAAGATACCAACCACCGATTAGCGAGTGATAGCAAATACGGGTTGCGCGGGTTTCTTCACCTTACCGTTAATACGGGAGATGATCTGAAAGACGATTACCGAGATGAGGGTAGTCAACAAAGCGGTGAGCGCGTATTGGGACCCACTGTTCTTGGGAACTTTCACGAGCTGGGTGATGAACCATCGGATGAGATCCATCCAGGACATCGCAGCGGCGAAGGAGAAACCACCAACGATGGAGTTGAGAGTTTGGGATTGAAGTTCCTGGGTAACGAGATCGACAGTCTTACGGGCGGCGCTAATCGTGGACATTTTATATATTACACTAGGAAAATTATTCAGGTAATAGGTCCTGTTGTTCTACGATCTTTTTAAATCTTTTTGTTTTAATTGTTTTTGTTTTCGAAAAGATTTGTTCATCGTCTGATGAATCTTCACTAGAGCCTGTATCCGAATCATAAGACTTGAATCCTTTATACGAGAATGACCAACTATCAGGCTCCCATGTACTCATTACTATTAACAGCATTTTTTAACAACTTTTCTGTCGGGTTTTGAGGGATCCAGTTATCCCATCTATCGTACGCCTCATTCACCTGGATAAAATCTGGATCAGGACCTGAATATCTCTCGAATGGTGGACAGTCCCCTGGGTCCACCTCTTCTATTTCACAATCTTCGTCATCGTATATTTCTGGTACGATAGACCCAATTGTTTGACCAACTGTGTTCATCGCACAGTACTTCATCGCATATTCCATGTCTTCTGAAAGAAGTATATCTCTTCCACAAGCCTTGCAATACTCAGCGGCGAGTAAAGCACTCTTTTCTATAACGGGTTGGATGATATTAAACATGTCAGAAATATACCGTTCCATCATTGCATCACCATCATCACCGAAACCAGTCTGCATGTTCATCTTTAATAATTGGTATGAGTAAAATTATGCTAAATAAAACGAGATAGTACAATAGAATGAACCTTCAGTTGAAGAAATTCAAACCTGAATCAATTGCGGATGATAAGGTAATTGTATTTATTGGTAAGCGTAATACAGGTAAATCAACCCTCGTAAAGGACATCATGTATCATAAGAAACATCTTCCAGCAGGAATTGTTCTTTCAGGAACTGAAGAGGGTAACCATTTTTATTCTGAGTTTATTCCCGACTTGTTCATTTATGGTGACTACGACCGAGATGCTATAGAACGAGTGATGGCGAGACAGCGGAAGTTGGTGGGTGCCGGTAAACAAAATTGTGGAGCGTTCATGCTTCTGGATGATTGTATGTACGATTCGAAGTTTCTAAAAGATACATGTATTCGACAATGTTTTATGAATGGTCGTCACTGGAAAATCTTCTTCATGCTCACGATGCAGTACGTGATGGACCTCCCACCAGCCTTGCGTGCGAATGTTGATTATGTCTTCATCCTCAGGGAAAACATTATTCAGAATAGGGAAAAATTGTATAAGTCTTTTTTTGGTATCTTCCCATCCTTTGATATGTTTTGTAAGGTCATGGACGCATGTACAGAAAATTACGAGTGTCTCGTGTTAGACAATACAGTCAAGTCTAACAAGATACAGGATTGTGTGTTTTGGTACAAGGCGACAGTGCGAAAGAACTTTAGAGTTGGTGGCCCGGATCTATGGAAACTTCACAAGAAGATGTATAACCCTAAACATTCTCAACAGAAAGAGGAAGACGCCAAGAAGGCAACAAAAAAGACAAATCTGAAAATCACAAAGACGCGTTGAGTGTTGAATTGAAAAACATGTAGCTATATTAAATGGCTTCAGAACACGTGAATACCATGAATTTGGCGGATGATGGTGATGGAATGGTTCCCATTCAAGACAATCCATCCACGTCTTTTGCACATGAAAAAAATATACATCAAAGTAAAGAGACGACGATGGATTCTACCCCCATCAATGACATCATGATGGAGCCCCCCATGATGACCGACGAACCCAGGATGCAAGGTGTGATGCCACAAATGACGGCTCCTCAGCCTCAAGCGGCGTACCCCAACCCTCAGCAGGGTGGCTCCCAACCAGAGAAGAAGAACCCTCTCAACCTAACCGATGAACAGCTCACCGCTCTCGTCGTCGCAGCCTGTACCGCCGCTGCTATTAGCAAACCTATTCAAGATCGCCTCGCGACCTCTGTTCCCAGGTTCCTTAACGAACAGGGGAGCAGAAGTATGGTTGGCCTTGCTTCAACCGGTGTTGTCGCGGCTATTATCTTTTATTTCGTCAAGGATTACATCGTTAAGCCTTGAGTTTCCCACCCCATGTTACTGTAAATAGAAGTATCAATACCAATACCATAAGTTATGAACGCTCCAGCGGCGAATGCCCCCATGAGCAAGAAACTCGACTTAAGTTTCTTGCTTTTGTCCGAACTAGGTTCCTCGATACCATCCTTTGTAGATTTAACGAACCTGTTGAATATGTAAGTAATGAGTAACGCGATAACTGTAGTAGAAAGGAAAAATACACGATCTACAGCAAGTCGTGGGATATTACCAACCACTAATCGTAAAAGGTTTGGTAATACAAGGGTCATCCATATGAGATTGAAGTTGTAATTTGTTGAAAATTGAGTTACCATGGTTGCACCGTATAACACAATCCAATAAAACACGGTTAAGAATAGTACACTCAAAGGTGTTTTCATTTATATAAATACAGATTATTTATCCTGGACATGCTCACCACAAAAAGTAGTCCTAATTGGTATTTTTTCATATATACCTAATTGTACACAAATGTCTCGAAGTTCTATATAATTATCCCAAAATTCTTTCGAGTGATTATACTCGCGTACTGTACAATGCGCCAGTTCGTGTATCAGGACATGAAAAATCTGGTTAACTGTACCATCGAGACATACACCAATTTCACCACCTTTATTCGTATTAAATCCAACTGTATTGTGCATGTACGTGAAACCGGTAATTGGAATACATCGCTTTAATTTGTGAAACTTTTCATGATTTGTCTCACGTAAATGTTCTCTGAGGATATTATATTTCTCTTTGACTTCGAGTAATCGTTGAGGTTCTCGAGTCTGATAGAGAATCCATATATTTATGAGAACGAGGAATAGTATCATCTGTTATAGACAAAGATAAATTTGCTATACAACTCTGAGATTGGGTTTCCTGTGAGATTTTCCCATTTCTCCATTCTAAAACCAAAGTCTTCTAGTTGTGTTACTAGGTGATCTTTATATGCTACGGGTTCTGGTTTAGGTCCCTGTGCGTAATACGGTGTGTCTGATAAATGTACCCACAATTTTTCACCAAACCCCCCATTTCCGTGGTCCTTCATTTTAAAGAAATTTCCCATATCATCAACTAAAGGTGTCTTGAAAATAATCTTCTCTGAATCTGGGATGATACCGATGAGTCGTCCACCCGATTTCATACGTTTCTTAATTTCCCTGAGAGAACTCATAAAAAGACCCTTTGATGCAAAAATATAATGCAAAGAAAAGTTGAAACAAATGATATCGTATGTTCTAAGTGGACATTTATGAATGTCTCCCTCATAAAAATTCACTCGCATGTTCATACTTTTCGCACGTGAACGAGCCTCTTCTAATGCAGATGGGTCGGGGTCACACATGTTTATGTTGACGCCACATTTGTTCCATTTTTGAAGATCACCACCGAAACCACAACCAACATCGAGAATGTGTTGTCCTTCTCGTGCAACAGATTGTATCAATAGCCTCTTGGTTTCATTGTGATTTTTTCGAATCTCTTCCATATTGAAGCATGATTTCGTCTTTTTAATCTACTTACTTAGGTTTAAAGATTCCTCACGTAAAAATTGTAATGGAGTATATCATAGGAGATTGTCTGGAAAAACTCTCTCTCGTGAAAGATGAATCAGTCGCAATGATTTATCTCGATCCACCATTTGATAGTGGTCGTGACTATACGATGTCTCATGAAAACTCCACAGGATTCTCAGATACATGGAAAGGTGATGACTATAAAGATTTTATTGAAAAGGTTATCGATCGATGTATTCCAAAACTGAAGAAGGATGGATCCCTTTTTTTTCATATATCAGCTGAAAAAATGTTCACACCGGAACAAATTCTTAGAGAAAAGTTTAAGTATGTGCAACCAATTTTTTGGAAAAAGTGTCGATCTAAAAATAATGTGAAACATAAACTCGGAGCTACAATTGATATCATATTCAGATGTAATAGATTGAAAAATCCGAAGTTCAATCTTACGTATCAATCTAGGGATGAGATGTATCTGAAAAAATCATTTACTAATAAGGATGAGAGGGGTAATTACGCTCTAGGACATATCGTCACAGAAAATACAAAGAAAGGGTATATGTATACATTTCAATTCAATGATCAAGTGTACACACCATCATCTGGGTGGAGAATCAAACAAGAGGAACTCGAACGTCTTAGGGATGAAAATCGAATACACATACCCAAAACGAAAAATTCTAAATTGTATAAGAAAATATTTCTTCATGAGACTGAAGGAAAACCATGTACGGATTTATGGGATGATATTCATTCAATCAGTCAAGGTTCTGAATTACGAACGTATCCAACAGCCAAGCCAATTAAACTCCTCGAACGAATCATTTCAATTTCTACAGATGAAGGGGATATAGTACTTGATCCTATGTGTGGATCGGGGACAACTGGGAAAGCTGCGAAAAATTTAAAACGGTCTTGTATTCTTATTGATAAAAATGATAATACTGATATAATTAGTACACGCACACAATAGATTTCGTCAGTTGCTTGAGAAGCTTACGGGGTTGATCTTGTTGAATCTTTACACATATTGTAGACCCTCGTCCAAGGAGTGCTTTAATTCCATTATTTAAGCAAATACGTATGCGAAGATTGGGTGTTCCCTCAATCTTTCCACTTGCGTACTTGTTATTGACGATACATTTACCTGGGTTTTTCCACAGTTCGAGTAGCTCATCCCTATGAAATAAGGTCATCTCACGTTTTTTTCGGAAATTAACCAGTATCCATTCTGAATCGTGCCCATCAAGAACACGATTGAGCATCACATTGGGGTCAATGGTCTTACAAATGATGTGGAACAGCTCTTTGTATGTATTCCGTACCCACTGTTCATCCTCTGGAAATTTCTTGTAAAACTTAATAATCGATTGGTGAATCTCGTTGAAATCTTTGTCGGTAAACGACATGTTTTTCCAGTCAAATGAACCACTTTCAGATTCTTTGTTCTTCATGGAAACCTTTACACCAGTTTCTTCGCATATTGCGTCGGGGTTCATGGATGTACCCCCCTTGTGAACCAAGTGGCCCAACTTTTCACGGATTGGTGCGAGCTTTGGGTTGTTATTGATCATGTAGATCGTACTAAGCTCATTGGCGATGCCGTCATGATGATTTCTACCATCGTTGGGGTACATGTTTATTGCTTACTTTTCACATTTCAGTCGTACACTTAGGGCTTAAAGTTTAGCGGCATTACATAAATATAATGTCTTTGGAAACTGATTATACCACCGTACCTGGACAAATCTTTGCATGCCTCTCCGTCATCGGTCCTGAAGCACCCCAAAAGAATGATAAGTTTGGTATCAAGATTCGTGGCGCATTCTCAACCCGGGATGAGGCGGCTAATCACGCCAAACGTCTCCAAAAAGAGGATCCTACGTTCGATATTTACGTCGTAGATATGTACAAATGGCTACTCATTCCCCCCGATTCCTCAAAAATCGAAGATGTACACTACACCAACGAGAAACTCGAGGAAATCATGTCTGGTTACAAGGAAAATCAAGCCCAAGCTGCGCGTATGTTCCAGGAACGTAAGCAGGGGATGGCGGAAACCAAATCCCAGTACGTACCTGGTGATGAGAACTCCATGTTCTATACAAAATCGGACGAAGCCCCAGTATCACATCCTGCAGAGGTTCTCGAGCGTCTGAAAAAGGAAAAGCCTGATACCCCCATGGAAGAACTCGTGAAGGAAGCAGACGCCATTGTTGCTCTTGAATTGGAAGAGCGTCGGAAGCAACGTGAGGTTGACGATAAACTTGCAGATGTGAAGGAGGAGGCTTAATTTCATAAAAAATATCCATATACAATAAACAAAAATGATCAAGGTACTTGTTACAATTATTTTGGTCAGTGCTTTCTTTATTTTGTTTTTTAATCCAACATTTGACTTAAAAAACAAAACGGAACCCGAAGTCAGTACAACTGCTGGCTTCATCGAAGATACATATAGAGGTCCATTTATAAACCATTTCATACCCCCAAAATACGGGGATATAGGGACCTTCACAGCATACTCGAGTATACCTGATGATCACTGGTTGCATGGTTTTCCACATGAGAGTGGTAAAATAAAAATTCCTATTGAAACGGATGAAGAAAAATTAAAGAGACGTTTAGAGGAGATTAAGAATACCTGAGGATCACCGGTTGCATGGTTTTTCCCATAAAAAAGCCCAATAGGAATACAGCGAATGCGATAATCCAGGTAGATTTATCAATATTGGAAAAGATATCATTTTCTTGTGACTGAGGTGGTGGGGGTGGGTAGTCCATATAATATGGCATCTGAGGCTCCGGTTCCTGTTGAATGGGTACCGAATTATCTTCTTGAATCATGGGTTCCATAGTTGGGTTATACTCAATAGGATTACCGATATCAGTTTCCATTTCTAATATATATTTTGTTTTTTTTAAGCATCTTCTTCCTCACTTTCACTCTCGTCATCGACGATAAAATCCTTCAGATTTCCATTATCGTCCGCGTCGTCATCATCATCTTCCTCACTTTCATCTGAGTAACACTCATCCTCTGTATCTAAATCAGAGCCAAAGTCTGTATCATGTTCTTCATCCTGATAATCATCAACAACCTTATCCTCTGTGGGTACAAACGCCGCAGGTTTCTTTATCTTTCGCCCGGAACGAGTAATCATCTACGGTTTAAAGAATGTTACTGTTTAAGTACCTTTATAATCTTTATATCCAAACAATGTGTTCTAGCAGTGTTCTTTTTACATTTAGGACACTTCTGTACAATTTTAGTACCATCTATGATATAGGACATCACACATGATTCATGTAGTCCACAGATCGTTTCACAATACGTTGATGTTGTAAGCGCTATGTGTTTATTTTTAACTTTTACGATAGAAATAACCTGAAGATCCCCTGGGGCATTCATATTTTTCCTGATAAACGTTTCAATAAGGGGTTTGGCGTCACTCTGATTCACCTGGGGTTTCTCGATGCGTTTCTTAATCTCTAGACAATTCTTGATATCGGTGTACAACTTATCAATGAGAGGCTTTGGAAGAATGTGTCGCCTCCCACAGAAATCTTTACAAAAACCATCACGACGCCCAACAAGGGTCTCACATGTACAAAAACATTTCTGTACAATTTCTTTCCCACTTATGATGAACCATACATGATTGGATCCATGTTCTCGCTTGAGGTTTTCACAATATTTTGAGTTTGTAGAGACAAGGAAACAATTTCCATGTTTGAAAACCTTGGTCACTGAAGCATTTTGTTGTCCTTCTAAATTCTTCTGAATGAATCTCTCAATTTCACATTTAACCTGTTCATCCATAAGTTCATCTTTCGTTTGAGTCACCGTGAAAGTACCTTCCCTGAGTTTTGAAGATGGTGATTCTATAATAGTATTTTGGGGTGCATCCGTTCGTACGACAATCATACGTAAATTTTCTACAGAAGCTTCCTGTACTATACGTATGATAGAACTGAGTGGACCATGCACATACTTAAATACCGGAAGATATGCGAGTTGGTCTATCTTACCACCAATACATTCACTACACCCCTGTCCATTACAAGCAGTATGCTTCGCCTTTTTATATGACCACGGCATTCGAAAACCACTTCCCATCGTTTTTCTAGTTACGGAACCGTACACAGAGGCATCTACAACTTCATTCCAATTTACACCACCCTTTGCTCGAGTAAGGGTTATGATAATATGTTCCCGAAGCGCAACTGCCGAAGCCTGATCCACAACGAGGCCGTACCAATTTAAATGAATACCAGTTTTGATTAGGTCCCCATGTGGTTTTGGTGGGGCCACTGAGATGATACAGTCGCGACCACCATGACGCTTCACCTTATCACAAATAATTTTACAAATATCTTTGATTTCATCCAAGTTCAACGCTTCGCTGTTCTTGTAATCGATATCCACGAAAAAGTTATAGTTTTCTGTCTTCTGTTCCACGACGTAGAGTCTATCCCCACGCTTGACAGCTTCTACGTACTTCTCGTAAAAGTTATCCAATTTATCAAACGGCACGGAGAGTTTACCCCCGTCCAGAAGTACATGTGATAAATTGGATGCATTGTTAAATTTTTGTGAAGCGCACCAACTCTTAAACATACTATATTAAGGTGTTTCTTCTCTAAACCATCGCATACATGAAACATCTTGAAATTCTTGAGTTTGTGAGAGATGCTTCTTTATAGTAAGAAGCTCATAGACTGTTTTTTCTTCATTTTCTTTGAACCATACCTGAATCTCTTCCCCACAGAGACCTCGGTTCTTATCAAGGAGTTCGCCAATCTGTCTTAAGATGAAAGCTTTTGACTTCATTATTTAATAGAGAAGGTTTTTCTATTGAGAGAACTTATACACGCATAAAATTGAGGATTTTTGATTACATTATCTATGATGAGTTTCCACCGCTTACGAACATTAAACTCTTCGAGTGTATCGTAGCTCATATAATCATTTTCATCATATGTTTTTCGTATGGGTTGATTCAGACTTTTTTTAACACTTGTTCTGTGCTTTTCTTCATAAAATTTCTTTATTTGTATCTGTTGTTCAGATTTTGTATAATTTACGAAAAATATAAAGACATTATATTCAAGATCCACAGTTGGACTTTCCTTGACTGTAAATTTAAATTCGGTATATTCACCACTCTTAAGTGCGACGACACCCCTCGTCTCTTCTTCAAGTTCTCGTAGGGCACAACGAAGGGGGTTTGGGATTTCTCGACGTCTACACCCACCTGTGACGAAAATCCAATCCTTAAATCTCCAATCCCTCACTGTGAGAAATTTTGGTTTTCCATCTGCAAAAGTTATTGGTACTGCTATCGCTTTGTACTTTTTCATTGCGCATTCGCAAGTTATAATAAGATGATAAGTTTATTCCGCTGATTTAACCTTCACGGGTTCCGGTTCGGGCTCCGGCTCCGGCTCCGGCTCCGGCTCAGATTTGGGCTCTGGGGCAGCGAGTTTCTTTACAACCTGACTGGAAAAGGTCTTGAAAGAATTCATTTCTTCCCTCGTTTTGTTCATCTCCTTAAACAAGTAGATGACACCGATTGCGCAAATGATGGTCGCGATGGTCAATAGGGTTTCGCGGTTGATTGGGATCATTATACAATTGTATATGTTTTCTTTTTTAAGTAATTACACCCATTTTAGTCTTCCCCTGAGAAGGACAATCATATGGTGTCTGAGCAAATTGAACGGCTTCGTAATGCGCGTGTTCACACGATTTGTCTGTTGAGGCTGTGGGCTGACCAACAATTTTTTCGAGTGTCCTAGACTTAGGATCGTACGTCAATACAAAAACGATGGCGAGTAGGAAAACAATCTTCCAAAACATAGTTACTAATTAGTTAGAATATAAAAGGCCACCCATACCATTTTCGATACGGAGGACATTGTAGTTCACAGCGTAGACATCCTTATCACAGATGTCTTTGTCGTTAATAATACGAGCCGAATCCAGACGGGAAAAGTTCAGGGAACCAGTGGGTTGGAGCTTGGAGACATCCAGACAGAAGGGGTAGAAGAAAAGTCGCTTAGCGGTGGTGGAGTCACCATTGGAGGAATGGTAATACAGGGGTACTGTGGTGAAGTGGGGGTCGGCAAACTTATAGTCGGCGACGTCAGTACCGTTGATCTGGAGCTTGAGCTTATTTCTTTCACTGAGGATGGCGAGATCGGTATCCGAGTCCGCAGATGCCAAGTACTTCACAGGGTGGTTGAAGTTCATTTCTTGTATCTTGGACTTGGATGCGATCGCCTTCTGGACCTGGGTCATGATCATGTTTTGGGGGGACCCCGCGAACATCTCACGCTCTTGGGTGTCCAGGTACGCGTAGTTCGTGTAGACATCCCACTTACGGCTACTGTCCGCGGCGACACCACCCCATGTGATACGGAGCTCGACGTCATGGTACTGGAGCGAGATGAGAGGGAGGGCGGACTGCCAGTTCTCACAGAAAGAGAAACGAAGTGGGTAAAATCGGGTGTTACCGAGACCACCAGCGATAGACTTCGAATAGGAGCTAGCCGATAGGGCCGGGGCGATGAGAGTAGAGAAAATAGAATCCTGCTCGTCAATCACCTGACCACCGATGAGAAGCTCAACCTTGGAGATGACGGTAGTCCAATCACCTATAGGGAGGGTCTTGGTCCCATCATTGGCGACGAGGTAGACATACCCGAGCATATCCCCCTTTCGTTCGAAGCGGATGGTGGACATACCGTTGTTCGAGACGTTGCCCTGAATGACCTGACGTTCGACGGTTTGAGAAAAGTTTGTGTGACGCTTGTAGGTCGACCTGAAAAAACTGACTTCCGGCTGACCGACGAGGTGCACATCCTGGGCACCGACAGCAACGAGTTGGGCAATACCACCAGACATTTTATATTATATGGAGAGTTTATTTTTACGGATTCTCCAGATTGTGTATTCTCTTCATTAAACCGTTGACAACATTTTGAAGAAGAATTATTTTAGTCGATTGAGTGTCACGTTCATAATAATCGACCGTTTTACCATTGACCGTAGCAGGTTTTTTGGGCCATATAGGGTTCGCAGGATCTTCTGTTGTCGACGGAAGGTCCCTTAAGGCCTTACGATAAAGGAGCCACTCTTGATACATCTCTATATCGACCCTATAGTCCCCCGAAAACACCCAATCCACCTCGGCGAGCCGCGTGTTGCGTTCTTCGCGGAGGTTTTTTAGGGGTTGGGCTGCCAAGTGTTCATCCCATTTTTCCGTTAATTCTTCGAGAGCTGGTTTTGTCTGATTTTCATCGTGCCAAATTAAACCTTCATAGCCATCACCATTGAGGGTCCACACTTGACCTTTATAATATTCGGATAAGACGAAAGCTATATCCATTTACTTTTATATCAGAATTTTATTGGCATACCTCTTGTGCGGTTATCGAACTTAGTGTACGACCCCAATATGTACCATTATTGGATCCGTTTCCATCCAAACGAGCCCTGTTTATATACACATAATAAGTACTGTGATACGTCCATGCCTGGATCGTGTAGGTTATTGGTGTTGTACTACCTGCAGTATCATAATGTGCGAATGAGGCACTGAAGAGTTGACTGTCAGCACCACCCGCGTAAGAACTTGTAGACTTACCTTGGTTTTGTGTGTTCGCCTCGGGACCCACTGGTGCTTCTATGTTAGTGGTGCTCCCTCCTTGTTTTCTTTGTATCCTAAGGTAAGAACGACCGTAAGCACCCATATTCACGTCGTACGAAATTAGTATCTTACTATTCGCAAATTTTGGGTGTATTGTCACAGACAGCCCGGGTACATCATTACCAGGTGAAACGGGGTGGTTATTAGCACCAGTTGTAACAAATGTATCAGTTTTCGTAACACTCATAACCTGCACGATCGTCCCTGGTGCTCTAAAAGTCCCCCTCACATCCAATTGGGCTTCAGGGACTTTCCCGATGCCGACGGCCGTGTCGCTGATGACCATGGACCGCCCGGTTCGGCCCAACCGGTACAACTTTTGGACCTCCGAGGGTTCGAGGACAACATTATAAACCTTGAAATTGGAGATTTGACCAGTGAAATCAGTGTTTGCACTTCCCTCTCGTCTTCCTAGCGAAATGATTGCATTAGCGGGTAATGACAAAGCTGCCGAACCGTTGGACGAGACCGCCATATTTGATGTCCAATCTACACCATTTAAATACACTTTTAAGGTGGTACCCGTTCGGGTGGCTACAACATGAACCCATGTTTTAGCAGGAAACTGTGTAGCGCCATCAGTGTCATGAAGCATGGTACCACCATTTACCCAAAAATATAAACTACCCCCACTTGCATATATATCAAATGCCATTCCCGTCCCCGCTCCAGAGATAGTCCCTATACTAAATGGAAAACCACCTTCTGAAAAGGTGTCGCGTCTTAACCACGTAGATATGGAGAAGTCTATATCTCCTGTATTATTCAAATTTCCCTGAATATATTGATTAGAAGACCCATCAAATTTAAACGCCTTATCCGCTGCGGAGTATGAGGCACCGTTGTAAAACACCCCATGATTCCCCTGCCCCGAGATATCTGTGGGTGAGGAATTGACGGTGGTATCGAAATCCAGCACCAACTTCTCCGGCCTAGGGGTTTCCGTATCCACGTCGTACCGAGAGATGCGGGGAACATCGAGGGACCGCCCTAGAGTCAGCGAACCCTTGTCCAGGGTCGTGGGGCCGGGGGTGCCGAAGTACTGAATTTCACTGAGCATTAACCAATCTTGTGTACCAGTTGCAGACAAGGCGGTTACAACAAGAGCCAATTGACTAAAGTATTCAGTATTATTTATTTGGAATGACAGTGTGGCACCGGTCGCAAATGTCTCACCAGAAAAAGATTTAACTTGTGTCCAACTTGAACCATCATTACTTCCCAAAATTATGAAATCTTTTGGTGCACGATCTCCATTGGACGCCGTCAAATTTATACTTTTCAATGATATTTCATATGGCATTTTAAGTACAAAATAGTCACCGTTTATACCACCCAAAGTATCCGAACCAGTATACGCATTATTGGTTCCCGTATAAAATGCACCACCATGATATGATCCGGCTGCACTCGTTGAAAGATTCTTATTAAAAACATTCAATCTATCCCAACTTCCCGCATAAGTGGTATCACCTCCTCCATACGCACAAAACACCCCGTGGCCCTCCACCAACGTTTCGTAGCCCGTCAACCCCCTAGGAGGATACTCTTGGAGCCTTTCATCTCCCGCGAGTTCCAATTGGCCCGAGGGTTCGGCGACCCCGATGCCTAGGTGTCCCTTGTAGAGGGTCACGGAGGAACGGGACCCCAAGAAATAGTCTTTTTGGTAGTCGTAGAGTTCCCTAACCTGGTCGGCATTGAGGGCCTTCGAGAAGAGACGGAAGTTCGCGATGGAACCGGTGAAATAACTTGTTCCAACTCCAATTTCACGCCCAACCCTGAGTTGAGCGTTTGTGGGTAATGTTCTTGTTGTTGCTGTACCAAACTGAGAAGTGGCTTCCACTTTCTTTCCATTAATGTAAAGTTCGATATCATTTATACTACTCGTGGTTCCTTTCATTACGACTACTGCATGTGTCCATTCATTTACTACCCATTCCCTTGGGAAATACGCACCACTACTGTAAATACTTACTAGTATATGATTGCTGTGTAAATAAAAAAATGTAGCATCTGATGCACTGTAGTCACCAATACTTGACATACAACTAAGGTTAGTGGGTTCGACAGTTTGTTTGAACCAGAGTGACTTGGAAAATATCCACGCACCGCTATCATTTGTTAGAGTTGATTCTATATAACCCCCCGTCCCATCAAACACAAAAGAATTGATACCACCAGTCTCATCCAAGGTGGGTGAATGCCCCGTGACGGTCCCATTTTGGTCACCACCCGCTAGGTCCGTCACAGTGGCCGGCATCGTCGTCAAATCCTTCGCATCATAGTAGACCTCCAACTGTTGGGTCCCCGGCACGTTATACACGGACTTTAGGGTGGTGTCTAGGGAACTGTCACCTTCTTCGTGGCCGTAGTATTCGATGTTAAATATTTCTATCCGCGTGGCACCGGAAGATGATGGTAGTTGTTTTTCTTCTACAAGAAGTAAAATGTATGTGTATTTAGTTGAAATATTTGAGAAGTTAATAGTAGCCCCGTCTTGGTTACTGGTGAGGTCACCCCAACCTAGGTCTTCATCAAAAGCATGAACCAAGTCCCACGTAGAGTCATCATTACTTCCCAAAAATACACCTTTTTTTGGTCTTCTGTCATCATTCCCTGTGGTATCGTGATTGTATGCATTAATAAACGCTCTTTGTAATTTTATAGACTTTGGAAGCTGTAATTTAATCCAGTGACCAGTATAATTGGTACCACCCGCCGTAAAAGTTCCAGCCGTTTGTCCGGATGTGTTAGCATCTTCACCATCCCCAGAGTGAGAATATGTTGCATTTTCGGTTGCCCATGAACTTCCTAAAGGGTTAGAATCAAAAGCTTCCCATCCCGACCTACCAGAATAATTACCATTAGTTGTCACTTTGTACCCCTTGTATCCAGAAGCCGTTTCGGCATCAGCGGTCATAGCCACCTCCGGGTACTTCCGCAGGGGTCGATCGTGGGGACCGGTATACTCGGCGACCACGTTGGAATCGACGGAGATGGACATGGGGTTCGTGTAGAACGTGTTCCCCGTGACGGTCAAGTTATTGGAAACGAACAGGTTTTCCGTGACTGTGAGGTCATCCGAGATCGTAACGTTTCCCGTAACTGTTAAATTTGAGGAAACGAGGGCGTTCCCGGTAACCGTGAGATCGCGACCCACAGTAACGTTCGCGGTAGTGACGAAAGCCGTTGTCGCATTCGAAAATTGGAGTGTATTTGATGTGACATTCCCAGAATTTGTAACGCTCTGGAGACCGTGGGCAACATCGATATTGATACCGCCGATATTCATTCCCTGTGCATATACATTACCCGAAACCACCCGAAGATGTGAATCTTTCACATTTAGGTATGTATTCAAACTATTGATCGACATCTAATATAGCGTAAGAAATGATTTACGTGTTATTAGGTGTGACTATTCCACTACCACATTCGAGGTCTCTTCCTCCAC